CGGGAGACCCGTAGTAGAGGACCCAGAAGAAAACGTAGAAGGCATCGATGGGGAGTACGTGCATATGGGGGCCAAGACGTTCTTGAAGAACGAAAGGGAGAGCCTAAAGCACGACGCCTCGGAGCTCAACGAAACAATACGACAGTTCCCGTTTACTACTGACGAAGCCTTCCGAGATAGTATCGATGGTAGCCTGTTCAATATCGGTCAGATATACGAGCAAGTGGAGCACAACGACAACCTCTACCCAAACCCTGTAGTGACGGGGCAGTTCACTTGGAAGGGTGGTGTGGAGGATACCGAGGTGGTCTTCACCCCAGATGCCAAAGGGCGGTTTAAGGTAGCTTGGGTGCCCCCAGTAGAACTAAGAAACAAGAAGGCTCATGACAGAACGAAGAGAATCGCTCCTCACCCTCACCTTGGTTGTGGTGGGGTGGATAGCTACGATCTCGATGCTACTGTGGATGGAAGGGGATCCAAGGGTGCGCTACATCTGTACAACAAGTTCAATATGGAAGTACCTGCTAACATGTTTGTTCTTGAGTACGCTTCCCGTCCGCCTTTGGCTTCGATATTTTATGAAGACGTCCTTATGGCGGCGGTCTTCTACGGGTACCCCATCCTAATCGAGAACAACAAGTATGGGATAGCCAGGTACTTTGAGCAGCGCGGATACGACGGGTACTTGATGGATAGGCCGCAACACCTGATGAGCACTAGCGCGAAGGTCAACGTAAAGACCAAGGGGATACCATCTAACTCTGTCGACGTAATCCAATCTCACGCCCAAGCTATAGAGGCTTTCGTCCACGACCATGTAGGCATCAACAGGGAGACGGGGGAGGTGGGGAGCATGTATTTCAACCGCACCCTAGAGGATTGGATTGGGTATGATATAAGCAACAGAACCAAGTTTGACTTGACTATTAGTTCTGGTTTGGCTTTGCTAGCGGCACAGAAAGTAAAGGTTAAAAAGAAGGAGTCTAACTTCAAGGAGAAGAGCTTCTTCAGGCGGTATAAGGTGAGGGGTTGATTTATTATATTTGTGGGTAATAATTACTTGACCCCACATGTATAACAATAAGAGTGACCAGTCAGGTGGTTTCCCCGATCCCTTGGCCCCATACGAGGAGAAGATCTCCAAAGAGTATGGGTTGAGGTACGCCAAGGCCATAGAGGGCCAGTGGGGGAATACTGACAGCACATCTTCAACTTACGGGGGTAGGAAGAACATCTTTGCCCGCAATAGGGACTACGCGAACGGGACACAAGACACCAGCATATACAAGCAGCTCTTGAACGCCCTCGACCCCAACAGTGGGGACGGGAGCCTGATGAACCTAGACTTTACGTCTGTCCCTATCCTACCTAAGTTCGTCCGCGTCGTAGTCAACAAGATCCTCTCTCGCAACCCATACCCGAACCTTGAGGCTGTAGACCCGCTTTCTTCTTCGGAGAAAAACCGAGAGAAGAACAGGATTAAAAACCAAATCAAGTTGCGCCCACAGCTACAGAAGCTGAAGGAGCTCACAGGAGAGGTATTGGTGGGGGAAGACCCCGACACCCTCCCAGAAACTATCGAGGAGGCAGAGATTTTGATGGACACCAACATCAAGACCGATGCAGAGATTGCGGCCCAGGTAGCTACGGATATGACTTTGTCTTGGAATAACTTCGAAGACAACACCTTCCGTCGCTGCGTTAATGACCTCGCAGCCCTGGGTATGAGCGTAGTCAAGCGCACTAACGATAGCAACTACGGGATTCGGGTGGAGTATGTAGACCCCGTGAACTTCGTACACAGCTACACTGACGACCCCAACCTCGACGACATCGTATACGCAGGTTGCGTACGTGAAATCCCTTTGCAAGAGCTAAAGCGCTTGGCGGGGGACCAGCTTACGGAACAGGACTTGCAGAAGATTACGAAGAACGCCAAGCGAGCTTCTTCGAACCGCTCTATGAAAGCGCCTTACTACCCATCTAAAATTGACAAGAGTCAGTACGGGGGGTATACGGTGGAGGTCTTGGACTTCGAGTTCAAGTCTGTAGACTGCATGCACTTCGAAGAGAAAGAAAACCGCCACGGCAATACGGGGTTCTTCTTCGAGGGGATGAAGTACAAGGAGCGTGCAGGTAGCGTATACGAGCGCACCCCGCATAAGATGGAGGTGGAGACGGTGTACTCAGGAATGTACATCCTCGGTACTGACCACATCTTGAACTACGGGAGGACCGCTAACGTACCTAAGAACATCCACGATATCTCTCGTGCCAAGCTTTCTTTCTCTGCTGTAGCGGTCAACCTCAACGACCAACTGCCTAAGTCTATGGTGGACAGCTGCGTCGGCTTTGCCGATATGTTGCAGCTCACCCACTTGAAGCTTCAGCAGGCTATCGCTAAGGCCAAGCCAGACGGGTTGGTAATCGATATCGAAGGGTTGGAGAACGTACAGCTCGGAAAGGGTGGGGAGTTGCAGCCTTTGGAGCTCCACGATATCTACGAGCAGACGGGGGTATTCTACTATCGCAGCAAGAACCCTGAGGGTGGGTTCCAGAACCCGCCAGTACGAGAGATCGGTAACAGCATCCGCAACATCAATGAGTTGATTACGCTGTACAACCACTACTTGCGTATGATCCGTGACACTACGGGGATCAACGAAGCGGTCGATGCTTCTACTCCGAAGAGCGACGCCTTGGTTGGTGTTCGGGAGCAAGCCATCGCAGCGAGCAACAACGCCACTTACGACGTTACCAATGCAGCCATGGTGCTGTACAAAAAGGTCTGTCAAGATGTAGTTAAGTGCTTGCAAATCCTCCCCCCAGAGTCGGTCATCTTCAAAGCGTATGAGAACGCCATCGGGGAAACGAATATGGGGGTGCTGTCTTCTTTCAGCGACCTCCCTATGTACAACTTCGGGGTGCAGGTGCAGCGAGAGATGGAGGACAAGGACAGGGTGTACTTGGAGCAGAACATCCAAATCGCTTTGTCACAGAAAGAGCTAGACCTAGAAGACGCTATGGCGGTGCGTGCTTTGAAAGACGTGAACCAAGCGGAGCAGCTGCTGATGGTTAGGCGCAAGAAGCGCATGAAGAAGCAACAAGAGATGGCTATGCAGAACTCGCAGATGCAATCCCAGCAGGCGCAGCAAGCGGCTATGGTGACTTCGCAAGCCAAGCAGCAAGAGATGCAGATGTCGGCGCAGCTAGATGCGCAGAAGATCCAGCTCGAAACCGAAGCAGAGATTGCTATTGCGAAAGTGAAGCACGAGATGCAGAAAGAGATTGAGCAATTGCGGATTATGAACCGCAGTGCGGAGAAGGGGGCGGACCAGATGGGGCGCTCGCAGATAGAGAAGCAAAAGGACGATAGGAAAGACGAGCGCGTCAAGAAGCAGGCTGTAGAGCAGAGCAAGCTCATAGCCCAGCGCAAAGGGGAGCGAGGAGCTCTAGAAGAGCAAGGGGGGGCTGGATTTGATATTTCACAACTACTACAAGGATGAGCAAGAGACTCAACTTAGACGCTAGCGAAAAGCTCGCTATCACCACCCGTCGCGGCGACAGCTTCGATGTCACTCTGACTTTCTATACTGGGGCCGAGGCCGCAGGCAACGAAGACAGCTTGGATGGGGACACCTTTATAATGGAGGTCCGCGATAGTCCTAACAGCGATGGTGAAGCTGGGGTGGTGCTGTCTTCTAATGTCCAGCAGTTCACGTTTGATATCGGTGGGGCCTCGAGCAATACGGCTGCGGTAAACAACCAACTTACAGTTAGGGCTACGGCGGCTACTATGAGGCTAGTGAACGCGGGGCGCTACGTCTACGACCTGCAGAGGTTGAACAGTTCAACTAACGAAGAGAAAACAATTTTACGTGGTGCCTTCAAGGTTATCGAAGACGTATCAGAACCATTGGCAAGTACATAAAACATGGCTATTTCCACTAACAATACTACCAATACGATTGTCGTAACCTCTAATGGTCCGAAGGGGGAGGCTGGGGGTAGCAATATCGCAATCAAAGACGACGGTGGAGATATCACCTCTTCGGCTTCGTCTATCGACTTTGTCGGTACAGGCGTTACAGCTTCGGCTTCTGGGGACAACGTTACGGTCACTATCACTGGTGGTGGTGGCGGTGGCGGTGGCGGTCAGTTCATTACTGTCGTTGATGAGAGCACCACCCTTACCTCTTCGGTATCTAAGTTTACGTTTGCTGGGGCTGGGGTTACGGTTACCGAGCCTGTTTCGGATCAGGTTACCGTTACTATCCCTGGTGGGGGTGGGTCTTTTACTGCGGGGGACGGTCTCGACCTTACGTCTACGGAGTTCAGCGCCGACCTGAAAGCTGACGGGGGACTCGTTATAGAGTCTACCGAGATGGCTGTCGACTTGGGGGCGTCTTCTATCACGGGTACGCTCGGCGTAGCTGACGGTGGTACTGGGGCTACGACCCTTGCGGCCAACTCTGTGTTGACTGGAAACGGCACTAGCGCGGTGGTAGCTGAGGCGAACCTCACTTTCGACGGACAGCTCTTAGATGTCAAGAACGACGGTACGGACCAGTCGGAGATACGTTTGTATTGCGAGTCTAGCAACGCCCACTACGTCGGTATCGCAGGGTCCCCACACGCGGGTTCCACTAGTCACGTCTTACAGCTACCTAAAGTCGCTGGGTCTGCGGGGCAAGTGCTGAAAGTAGATAGCGTAGACGGGAGCACCCAGCAACTGGCTTTCACATCTAATATCGCAGGTAACGCTGCGGGGCTGTCTTCTACTCTCGCTGTAGGCAGCGGCGGTACTGGGGCCACCACCCTCGGTGACGGTCACGTCTTGTTGGGGAATGGAACCTCTGCGGTCAGCTCTGTCGACGTAACTGCCAAGGGTAGCATCTTGGTTGGTGACGGGAGCGGCGACCCTAGCGCCTTGGCTGCGGGTACTAACAACTACGTGTTGACAGCCGACAGTAGCGAGTCTACTGGTCTGAAGTGGGCTGCGGCCTCTGGCGGTTCGGGGACTAGCCTCGTTGGTCAGAACTTGACATACATCGTGCGCAGCGCGGCTTTGTCTTCGGCTGGACACTATGAGGGTTTGGTGATGAAGGTTGGCGATGCTGGTAACACCCTTACAGCGGGTACGGTATACTACTTCAACGCTGCACAAAACGACTGGGTGGCAGCCTCTAACGCGGCTGAAGCCACGGCTAAAGGGATCTTGGGTATTGCTCTTGGCAATAGCGGGACCTCCGACGGGGTTTTGGTACAAGGGGTGTACTACTACTCTGACGCAGCTGGTGCTGCTGGCGACATCTTGTACTTGAGCACTGCGGGGGCCATGACCCAAACCGCCCCTACAGCAAACGGGAATATCCTGCGAGTCTTAGGACAGAACATAGACAACAACAGGGTTATGTTCCAGCCCTCGCAAGACTTCGTTGAGCTCGGTGCGGCAGCGGGGACTACGGCTTTGAGCAACCTCAGCGACGTTACGGTTACTAATCCTGCTGAAGGTCATGTCTTGGTTTATGACGATACCGACTCGAGGTTTGAGAACGCCACCCTCACTGCAGGGACGAACGTAACTATAGCCAACGCCGATGCAAGCGTTACTATCAATGCTTGTAACGGGACGGAGATTAAGTTCGCTAGCCAGAGCAGCGCCGTCAACGCTGATGGTGAGGCCGAGGGTACGATCGTAAAGTTCGGGGATGACTCTACTGTAGCTGGTAAGGTTTACACTTTCTATTCTGGCACATGGACCTTGGTCGATGCTGATGGTGAGGATACCACAAGGGGGTTGTTAGGTATGGCCCTTGGGGGTAACTCTAGTACTAACGGTATGTTGGTTTACGGGGTGGGGTATGTAGCTGTAGACCCAGGGGCTGCAGGTAACCCTTTGTATATTTCTACTACTGCAGGAGATTTGACTGAGACACAACCTAACCATGCTGACGACTTTGTGAGGGTGGTTGGGTATTGCTTGGCTGACCAGAAGATTTTCTTCTCACCATCACAAGACTACATCGACCTTGCCTAATATCAGTGACATAAACGGGGTGGCTGTAGCTAGCCTCGGGGATTTCAACGGGGTAGCTAAAGCCAGCATCACCGATATCAACGGGGTGACTATCGTTGTCTCTGGTACGAATCTCTTGCTCGACACCTACACGGGGGCTGCGGCTGCGTACTCTGTGCGCAAGCTAGACAAAGACTATACTGGTAGTTGCATGCGCATTGTGGTTGATAGTGCTGCTACAGTGGGGACGCTTGATAGCAGCGACCCAGAGTTCGATATCGGATTTGATACTAACGGGGACTTAGATACCGCAGAGATTGTTACTCGGTGCAACAACCCTAGCGGGAACAACTACAATGCTTATGTGACCAAGTGGTACGATCAGTCTGGTAACGGTAATGACGCAGCTCAGACTACGCATTTTTATATGCCGCAGATATACAACGGCTCTGCTGTGATTACTGAAAACGGGAAGCCAGCGTTAGACTTTGGTGGTTCAAAAGGATTTATCAGTTCAACACAACCAACGTTAACTGATCCCACTACAACTACTGTAGTTGGAAATTTGGGGTCGGGAGCGAGTGCAAGTTTTTACGACGGCTATGGTTCAAGCTACAATCGACATATCATTACAGCCAATGGTGGTTATAGGATGTTTGCTGGTACATTTCTGGGAACGACCACAGCTCAATCAGGTCAAATATTGAGTCTAGCTGTTTATAATGGTGCTTCTTCCGAGCTTTACGCCAACGGCAATCAGAAAGCAAGTGGAGATGCTGGTACTCGTACTTGGACATTTGGCACGATTGGCAACCGCCAAACTCTTGGAGCAGGATTTGAAATTGATAACATGGCTGAGATGATTGTCTGGTCGTCTAACCAATCCAGCGCAGGCAACCGCAGCGGCATAGAGACGGACATCAACAACTACTACCAAATCGGAAACTTCCCCAATCCTACCTCTGGACTTCTTGCTACTTACACAGGGGCAGCAGCAGCGTACTCCGTGAGGCAGTTGGCTAATACAGCGAGCAAGTGCATGCGCATTGTAGTAGACAGTGCGGCTACAGTGGGGACTCTTGACAGCAGCGACCCAGAGTTCGATATCGGATTTGATAGTAACGGGGACTTGGATACCGCAGCTATCGTAAGCTACTGCAACAACCCTAGCGGCGCTAACTACAACGCTTATGTAACCAAGTGGTACGATCAGTCTGGTAACGGTAATGACGCAAAGCAGAATACGCATGTTTATATGCCGCAGATAGCTGCAGCAGGGGCTGTGATTACTGAGAACGGGAAGCCTGCGGTAATTGCACGAGGTTCAAATTCTATCGCACTTACTGCGCCCTATAGTGGCGCATCATCCACGACCACTACCTCAGTTGCTTTTACTCAGAGTGGTCAAAAATCTGCGTTAGTAAGTAATAGTTCTAGCAGTGCCTTTTATGTTCTGCATTCAGGCTCAAGTTCTAGTGCATTTCTCGGTGTTGGCACTCCTACAGTATATGTAGACGGGAGTCTTTCCAGTCTTGCCACAAGAGGCGATGTCTATACAGCGTTGTCTAATAATCAAAGTTTGATTTTTGCAATAGCCGATTTTAATAGCTGGAACTCATTGAGTTTTGGTTTGAACGTTAATGTAGTTGGGATTTGTTACCAAGAATTAATCATTTGGAACACTGACCAAACAAGCCCAACAGACAACCGCAGCGGCATAGAGACGGACATAAACAACTACTTCAGCATTTACTAATGGCACCGATCAAAGAGTTTAGTA